ATCATTGTCTGGAAATCAGAACAACGTTCTTGCAACAGCGGCGGATTTAAATGAAACGTCATTAGAGCAAATGTTGATTGATATTGCTGGATTTACTGATGAGCGTGGATTAAAAATTGCTGTACGCGGCATGAAACTGATTATTCCAAAAGAACTTCAGTTTATTGCGGAACGTGTGCTTAATTCAAATCTACGTCCCGGCACTGCCGACAATGATACCAATGCGATGCGCAGCATGGGAATGTTGCCAGAAGGTGCTTCTGTAAACCACTTCCTTACAGACACTGACGCATTCTTCATCAAAACTGATGCTCCAAACGGTTTTAAATACTTTAACCGTTCGGCCATCAAGACTGCGATGGAAGGTGACTTTGATACAGGAAACATGCGTTTCAAGGCCCGTGAGCGCTACAGCTTCGGTGTTTCTGACTGGCGCTGTGTTTTTGGTACACCCGGCGCGTAAAGTGTGTTATAAGGGGGGAGGATACTTCATTATTCTCCTCACTCTCGACTTAGGGGCAACTTCGGTTGCCCCTTTCTTTTTTTAAAAATTACTGTATGATTTGTTTATCCCTGACAAACACACGGTGTGTTTGACTAACCCAGACAGGAGATCGACATGGGTACTACTACTTTCTCAGGCCCGATTAAAGCCGGGACCATAAAAAATACCACAGGCACAACACTTGGAAGCGACGTTGCAAACGTTGGCCAAGTAGTCATGTCTCAAACTTTTGCGGCGGATTTATCAAACGGTGCTATTGCTGCGGACACAACTAACGTTGTTATTCCTGCAAACTCTCAAATTATTGATTGTGTGATTGATGTTATCACTGCGGCAAGCGGAGCTACCAATCTGAGTGTTGGAGATACCGTAGGTGGCGCAACCTCTATTCTTAACACTTTTGCTATCGGAACTTCTGCGGGCCGTAAATACCCTACTACGCAAGCGGGGGCCGCATTGGCGTGGGAAGATACCGGAACGGCAGATATTCGTTTGACCGTAACAAACTCTGCCGCAACAAATGCGGGAGAGGTTCGTGTTACTATTCTGTATTCTCAGAATAATAACCTTGGTTAAAGGAGGCTTGAATGGCCAATTCAGACGTAAGGGCTAAACGGCTTACGGGGGCTGGAGCGGCTTCCACAGGCCGTGCGCGGCTCCGTCAGGTTCAAGTCTTAACCGCTGCGGGTGCGGGAAGACTTACTTTAACTGACGGAAACGGCGGTGCAACGGTGGTTGATCTGGACTTCTCACAATCTGAAACTCATTCGGTAAACATTCCGGATGAAGGGGTTTTGTTTACGTCGGACATTCATGTGAGTGCTGCAACTAATGTCACGGCATTAACTATATTCTATAGTTAGGGCTGAGTATGGCTTCTAAGCGCGACGACAAGATGCCTAAGCGCAATAAAAAGAATTTCCGCCCTACGAAAAAAGGGGCGGGAATGACAGAAGCTGGCGTAAAAGAGTATAGGAAGAAAAACCCCGGTTCCAAGTTAAAAACAGCGGTAACGGGAAAAGTAAAAAAAGGCAGCAAGGATGCAAAAAGACGTAAATCTTTCTGCGCCCGTTCTGCGGGTCAAATGAAAAAGTTCCCTAAAGCGGCTAAAGATCCAAATAGTCGTTTACGGCAAGCTAGGAAGCGTTGGAAATGTTAGAACGTCCGTTACTGGTTATTGGTTTGTCTACAAGTTTAGGTCTTATTGGAGCGGTATCCTACGCGTGGGCGAGTTGGACAACGGAAACTCTAATATCTGTAGACAAGCGCACCGAAGTAATTGCGACTCAGATTGAATACATAAAATTAGAGATGGAGAAAGCCTATGGCGGCAATGTCCAAGCGTACAAAGCAGAATAAAACCCCCAAGGGTTTAACCTACTTTCGAAAAGGTGGGGAGGCTTCATCAAAAAGCAAAGGAAGTAAGATCTGTCCAAAAGGTAAGGCTTGGGCGCAGCGCACGTTTGATACATATCCGTCTGCATACGCAAATATGGCTGCATCTAAATATTGTAAGGATCCAAATTATGCTAAGAAGTCTAAGGGAAAAGCTTAAATGGGCGAGCTTAAAGAATGGCGTGATCAGAATTGGGTTAGGATTAACTCAAGCGGTGAAATCGCTGGGGAATGCGGTACGTCTAAAGATACGAAGAATCCTGACCGTTGTCTTCCTGCGTCGAAAGCAAGATCCCTTTCCAAAAGCGAAAGAAGATCCACCGCTGCAAAGAAAAAGCGTGAAGGCGCAAAAGGCAAAACCGTCGTTAAAAACACAAAAGCCGCGGAAGTCCAAAACGCCAGATACGGCGGCGAAATCTCGCACCAAAAAGCCAAAAGAAAAACCCCGCGTCCGAAAAACGGCAAAGTAGTTGCAAGGGGGTGCGGAAAGGTGCTTTCCAACCGACGTAAGTTTACGTCGGGGTCAGTGAGTACGTGATGCGAGTCGAGTTTTTTGAACCTAAGCTTGAACAAGGAATTGTTCACGAAATACTTCAGTGGTCTAAGGACGTTTTAGAAACAAATAGTTCTTTCTTTGGGGGATTGCCCCCGTGCCCTTACGCGCAAAAGGCTTGGGCTGACCATAAAGTATCAATAATGTTCAAGTACGAACCTAGCTTTCAGGTTTTGTATACGTCCATTTCTCAGTTTGACGATAACTTTGATCTTAACATAATTGTGGATATTAACTATGAGCAAGATCCAGAAAACTTTCACGAATATTTGCATATTCTCAATGGGTGCATTGCTGACGGGATGTTCATTGATAGAGATGTTTGGTTAATGGGTTTTCATCCGGATGATGAACCAAATGATTTTGTTGCGGAACCCTCTGAAACTTTTGAACCGGTTATAGATCAAGAATATGCTATGATATTTGTACAACGGTTAAGTAAGTTGCAAGAAAGCGCAGACAAACTTGCAAAAAGAGGCTATTATAAGCCTTACGAAGAAGATTACAACGCCAAGGAACTATTTGAACACAGACATCAACTGTATAGGAGACTTAAAAATGGCAATGCGTCCTAAGAAAAAAATGCGGGCTGGCGGCATGGTTAAGAAGATGCGCGGCGGGGGAATGGTTAAGAAGATGCGCGGCGGCGGCATGGTTAAGAAGATGCGCAAAGGCGGAATGGTAAAGAAGAAGTAAAATGGCTGTATCTGGAAGCAAAGATTTTGAGCTTGACGTAGCCGAATACGTTGAAGAAGCCTTTGAGCGTTGCGGTTTGGAGGTTCGCACAGGATATGACTTGCGAACCGCAAAGCGTTCTTTAAATCTAATGCTTGCAGAATGGGCTAACCGCGGTCTTAATCAGTGGACAATTAAGCAGCGCACCGTTACGCTTACTCAAGCCGACGGCGAATACGACTTAGGCACAGACATTATTGACGTACTTTCTGTGGTCGTGCGGCGCAGTAATACGGACTATGCCTTAGAACGGGTTAGTCGGGATACTTTTTTATCTATCCCTAACAAAACAACTCAAGGTCGGCCTTCGCAGTTTTTCTTGGACCGTCAAATTTCTTCAAATTTAAAGTTGTGGCCTATCCCTGACAATAGTACGGACACAATTATCTATGATGCTTTAACGCGTATGGATGATGCGGATGCTCAAACAAATACAATGGATATGCCGTTTCGCTTTTACCCCTGTCTTGCTGCGGGTCTTGCGTATTACATTGCAATGAAGCGGGCTCCTCAACGCATTCAACTTTTAAAGGCGGTTTACGAAGAAGAGTTTGAACGTGCGATGACCGAAGATCGGGATCGGGCCTCGTTTAATGTGGTTCCGCAGTACCAATACTTTAGGACGGGCTAATGGCAAAATTTGCTTCAGGAAAACACTCATACGCTATTTCAGATCGGTCTGGTTTTCGTTACCGATATAAAGACATGCGTAAAGAGTGGACGGGAGCCCTTGTTGGAAAGGACGAGTGGGAACCCAAGCAACCTCAATTGGGGCCTTTTAGAAAGGTTATTGATGCACAAGCTTTACGTGATGCTCGCCCTGATATAAAAGCTACTATGTCCGTTTATGTTGGTATTCGGACGGTTGAGGGCCCTAATTTACGCCCACCCACCGGGTTTGGTCAGGTGGGCACTGTTACGGTGGTGACGACATGAGTTTTACATATTCGCAGTTAAAGCAGGCGATACAAGATTACACGGAAAACGATGAGACGTCTTTTGTGACTAATCTCCCTCTTTTCATCCGGTCTGCGGAAGAACGGATCTTAAAAAATGTTCAATTAAGTTTGTTTCGTAAAAATGTGACGGCAACAACCACCATTTCTAACAAATATTTACCTGCGCCTTCTGATTTTTTAGCTCCGTTTTCTTTAAGTTTAGCGGGCACAGATGACGACAAAGTTTTTGTGGAATTTAAAGATCCTTCTTTTGTACAATCATATACGCCGGACGCCTCAACAACGGGCCTTCCCAAATACTACGCTCAGTTTGATTTAGATTACTTTATTTTAGGTCCGACGCCGGATCTGGCCTATTTAGCGGAGCTTCATTATTATTATAGGCCCCTTAGTATTACAGATTCTAGTTTAACGGAGAGCAGCACAACATGGCTAAGTGAAAATGCTGAATTATCGTTGCTTTATGGCTGCTTGGTCGAATCATATGTTTATATGAAAGGTGATCCGGATGTAATGGCGATGTACAATCAACGTTTTCAAGAATCTTTAATTGGCATTAAGATGTTGGGGGAATCAAAAGAGGTTACGGATGAATACCGCACGGGTAAAATAATAAGGCCGAAACAATAATGTTTAAAATAGATGTAGACGTTCCACAACATAAGAGCCTTGTGAGTGTAAAAACCACTCATAATCGTGGGTTTAATGCCGAAGAAGTATCAAAAGACTGTGTGAGTAAACTGATAAGTGTATCTGATTCAACACACCCTGCGATTAGAGAACAGGCAAACGCTTATAAATCACAAATGGAGCGCATTGTTGCTTATTACATGCGTGAAGCTATTCGCAGTGATCGTACAACTGTGTATAACGCCCTTATAGATGCAGGGCATCCGAAACTTGCTGAACTTATAAGGAGACTTTAAAATGGCTTTCAGCGGAAACTTTATGTGTACCTCTTTTAAAAAAGAGCTTCTTGAAGGTGGGCACAACTTTTTAAATTCAGGCGGTGATACCTTCAAATTAGCTTTGTATACCAATAGCGCTTCGTTTACAGCGGCGACTACGGACTACACTTCGACTAATGAGGTTAGCAACTCTGGTTCATATAGCGCAGGGGGCGGGACATTAACTCGCGTCGATCCAACCACATCCGGTACAACGGCGTTTACAGATTTTGCAGATCTTACGTTTACGTCTGCAACGATTACTGCACGGGGTGCTTTAATCTATAACACAACTGAAGGCGCTGGATCAGGAACTACTAATACAGTAGTTGTTTTGGACTTTGGCTCTGACAAAGCTTCAACTTCAGGAGACTTCCAAATTGTGTTTCCAACCGCAGATGCGTCTAACGCCCTTATTCGTATAGCTTAGAAAATGGCTGATGCGAAGGTTGTTTTTTCTGGCTGGAACTCCTCCACACAAGCGTGGGGTTCTGGTACGTGGGGCAACGATGTAGCATTTCCTGTTTCTGCTACTGGCGCGATAGGCACAGTATCTATTGAAGGCGCAGCGTCTGTACCCGCGACAGGACTGGCCGCTTCTGGCTTAGTTGGAAGTGTTTCTATTACAGTCGGTGCTGGAGTAAACGTAAGTGTCACGGGCGTTGCGGGTACGGGTGCCGTTGACGATGTAACAATTGTTGCAAATGCAGTATGTTCCGTAACAGGCGTTGCGGGTACGGGTGCGGTTGGCACAGTCACTTTAAAAACTAATCAAATCGTCCCGGTTGCTCCAACGGGCATCATCTCGACAGGGCAGGTCGGTTCTGTTACAGTAATTGGAGATGCGAATGTGTACCCAACGGGCATTTTTGCCACGGGCGAGGCGAGCCGTACAACTGTTTGGGGTAAGATAATCCCAGATGCAAATACAATTTGGACTGAAATAGCGGCGTAAGGAAACAAAATGGCAAGTACATATACAGGAAGCGGTATTGAGAAAATCGCCACGGGCGAACAGTCTGGTACGTGGGGTAATACAACAAATACCAACTTTGATATCCTAGACCGATTGGTTAATGGCGTTGGTACGATTACACTATCTGGAACAACTCATACGCTTACAACCACAGATGGTACGCTATCGGATGGTATGTTTAAAGTTCTTGTTTTAAGCGGATCACCATCGGGAACTAATACCATTACGGTATCTCCCAACGATGCGGCACATCTTTACTTTGTGCAGAATGATAGTGGTCAGGACGCTATTTTTTCTCAAGGCTCTGGTGCAAATGTCACTGTGGGCAATGGAGATAGTAAAATAATTTATTGCGATGGCGCTGGTTCTGGCGCTGCGGTAAGTGATTTCACCAGCGATTTAGCTATGGATAGCGTCCGAATAACTGGCGGTAATATTACGGGGATTGCAGACCTTGCCGTTGCGGATGGTGGTACGGGGGGTTCGACAACATCTGCTGCAAGAACAAATCTTGGTGTAGCGATTGGGTCAGATGTTTTGGCGTATGATGCAAACCTACAGAGCTTTGTAACGGCGCTTACTCTGCCGACATCGGATGGCACAAGCGGCCAAGCATTAGTTACTAACGGAAGTGGCACTATTAGTTTTGGTAGTGCTGGTATATCAACTGGTAAAGCCATAGCTATGGCAATCGTGTTTGGCTAAAGGAGAAAACAAATGGCTGCACCGAATATTGTAAATGTCGCAACGATCACAGGCAAATCCGCCACCGTTGCCCTTTCTTCAACTTCTCAGACCACGCTGGTCAGCAATGCTGCATCAAGCAACAAGGTCTTTAAAATCAACATGATCCAAGTGGCAAATGTGGATGGCACCAACGCATGTGACGTTACGGTTGACGTACATAGCGCGGCCTCTGGCGGGGGCACGGCTTATTCGTTGGTTAGCACGGCATCTGTTGCAGCGGATTCATCTCTTGTTGTTTTGGATAAAAACACTGCGCTTTATCTGGAAGAAAACACTTCAATAAGTGCAACGGCTGGCACAGCGAATGACTTGGAAGTTATTGTGAGCTACGAAGAAATCTCATAAGGAGAACGGTCGTGGTAAGATCTATTGGCAATGTCCAACAAGATGCTCAAGTTAGAGCGGTAGCCTCTGGTGCATTGGCTAATGGCGATACTGTTATTGTGAATGCAGATGGCACGGTGAGTGTTGTTGCGGAGGTAGGCGTTTCAGAAGCAGTGGGAACTCCCACCGCTTTTGGCTCTGGCTCTGGTTTTTTCAATGCTTTAGCTTTTGATACCAACAGTAATAGAATGGTTATAGCATATAGAGACAATAATAACAGTAACTATGGAACCGCTGTTGTAGCCACGGTCAATTCTAACAATACTTTAACCCTAGGTACTCCTGTTGTTTTTATAAGCTCACATACACAAGATGTTGGATTGGTTTTTGATAGTAGTAACAACAAAATAGTAATATGCTTTAAAGATTCTGGTAGTTCATCCTACGGAAAAGCTGTTGTTGGAACAGTTGATCCATCAGATAATTCAATAAGTTTTGGATCAGTAGTAACATACAGTACCGTGACTTCCACAAGCGAACATAAACCTGTTTTTGACAGCAGCAATAATAAAATAGTTATTACCTTTTTTGAATCTTCTCCTGCAAACGGTAAATGCATTGTTGGAACAGTATCTGGAACCAGTATTAGTTTTGGGTCTAGTGTTTCTTTTAACTCAGGGACTACTGCGTTTTTAGATGCCGCATACGACAGCAGCAATAATAAAGTTATTGTTGTCTATACAGATAGTGCTGCAACAGGAAACCCACTTAATGCTAGAGTAGCAACAGTATCTGGAACCAGCATTAGTTTTGGGACTGAGGTGACGGTGCTTTCTACTGAAACTCAATATAACTCCGCAGTTTTTGACGAAAATAGCGGAAAAGTTGTTGTGAGTTATATGGACGAAAATAACTCTAGATACGGCACATCAAAGGTTGGAACTGTATCTGGAACCAGCATTAGTTTCGGGTCAGCAGTCGTTTGGGAGCAAGGAGAGTCCCAGTATATTTCTGGTGTGTATGATTCTGTTGCGAAACAAGTTGTTCTTTTTTATAATGATGGTGATGACGGTAGCAAGGGCAAGATAGTAAGTGGGACAGTAAGTGGTACAAGTATCAGCTATAGTTCTGCAACTCAATTTGAACCAGATAACGCACAATCTTTAGGAGTAGGTTACGCTTCTTCTGGCAAAAGTGTTGTTTTTTATCACGATAATGGGACTACTTCTAGGGCGTATGTTGTTTATCAAAACGGCTACACCTCCACCAACCTCACCTCAGAGAACTTCATAGGCTTTGCTGATGGCGCATATGCAGACACGCAAAGCGCAGCGATTAACTCAACCTGCTCCGTGGATCGCAGCCAAACAAGTTTAACTGCTGGTCAGAAGTATTATGTACAAACGGACGGTTCGCTTGGCCTAACCGCGGCTGATCCATCAGTAGAAGCGGGTACAGCGATATCAGCTACAGAAATCTTAGTGAAAGGATAGAAGATGAAGACCATTGTGGAAACGGCAACTAAGTTAAGCAAGTATCTGCTTGCTGATGATGTGGAAATCACAGCCACTGCTGACAACATCACTGTAGGTGATCCTGCACAGTTCATTATTGGTGATCTGAACAGCGGTAATGCTACCATCACAGAGAACGTGACCAACGCACCAAGCGATTGGACGGGCAACAAGTATAAACTGGATGGCACAACGTGGTCAGCTAATCCTGATTGGGTAGACCCAGAGGCAGAAGACGGGGAATAAGCATGAAAATCATTGGTAATAATCCTGATAAGACAAGACAGACGCAGGTTGTTGCCAGTGGTGCGCTGACCAATGGTGCGGCAGTTGTGGTAAATGCTGACGGGACGGTGAGTGTTGCTGCGGAGACAAATATTAGCCAAGCTATTGGAACACCTGTTGCAACTTCAAGCTCAAGCACGAACTGGTTTGCTTCTGCATTTGACCCTGTTGCTAACAAAGTCGTTTTGGTGTTTCAGCAAAGTAATCATCTCAAGGCTGTAGTCGGAACAATTAGCGGCACCTCTATAAGTTTTGGCACTATCGTAAATGCTGATTCCAATTCACAGCCAACTTATGTATCGGCTGCATTTGACAGCAATGCGAATAAAGTTGTTATTGCTTATAGAGATGTGGCTAATTCTAATAGGGGTCAGGCAGTAGTAGGAACTGTTTCGGGCACTTCAATTAGCTTTGGAACTCCCGTTGTTTTTGACATAAATGGGCCTACGGAATTCACCTCTACTACATTTGATAGTGCTTCTAATAAAATTTTTATAGCGTTCAGAGGTGATGGCGGTACGCAAGGGTATGGAATAGTAGGAACTGTTTCTGGCACTTCAATTAGCTTTGGTAGCTCTACCCGTTTTGAAACTGGAGTAACAGCCGATATTTCATGCTGCTTTGACAGCAGTAATAATAAGGTTGTAGTCGCCTATAGGGATCAAGGTAATTCTTTTTACGGAACGGCAGTAGTTGGAACAATATCTGGAACTTCTGTGAGTTTTGGAACCCCAGTTGTATTCTATAGCGGAACCAATAGTTATAACGCTATTACCTTTGACTCAAGCTCAAATAAAGTAGTTATAGCTTGGCAAGCTGTTAGTAATTCTAATTACGGCACGGCTATTGTTGGAACGGTAAGCGGAACTTCTATTAGTTTTGGAAGTTCGGCCACTTTTGAAAGCGCTAAAGTTCAGTATGTTGCTTCTACATTTGACAGCAATGCCAATAAAGTTGTCATATCTTATAGAGATGATGGCAATTCTAACTATGGCACACTTGTAGTTGGAACCGTAAGTGGCACATCAATTAGCTTTGGAACTGCTGTAGTTTTTGAAACTGCTACTACAAATAGTAGAACATCTGTGTTTGATAGTGTTTCAAATAAAGTTTTTGTAGGGTATCAAGACGATGGAAATTCTCAAGCCGCTACAGGTGTTGTATTCCAAAATGCCTCTACAGACACCAACCTTACCAGCGAGAACTACATCGGCACAGCCGCCAGTGGCGTACCTGATGGCAAGGCTGCTAGGATCAACATCAAGGGCGATGTAGACGATAACCAATCTAGCTTAACAGCAGGTCAGAGCTACTACGTTCAAACAGATGGCACACTAGGTACGACACCCGCAGATCCCAGTGTATTCGCGGGTACGGCTGTATCTGCAACGAAACTTATCGTGAAAGGCTAACACATGCTCAAGGTTATTGGTGGCGCACAAGAGGGTGAGTTTAAGGCAGTAGCAAGTGGTACGTTACCTAATGGTAAGCCTGTTGTTGTTAATGCAGATGGTACTGTTAGTGTTGCAGAAGAAACTACACAAGCAGTAGGAACAGTAGCTACTTCATCAACCCCGCCTAATACAACTTGGGTAGTTTTTGATAGCAACTCCGATAAATTAGTAATTATTTTTGGTGATACGAGTAATAGCGATTATTTAACCACGATAGTTGGTACTATTAGCGGCACATCCATTACCTTTGGAACTCCTGTTGTAATATCTGAAGGTATATCTCCTTCCGCAGATGGTTACATACTAGCCGCCACTTTTAATTCTAGTGCAAACAAAATAGTACTTGTGTATGACCCGCAATCTGGAAATGCTGTAGCAAGGGTTGGGACTGTAAGTGGTACATCTATTTCTTACGGGTCTACTAGAGACTTGGGGGGAAATTACAATTACTTTGGAATATGTTTTGATAGCAGCAATAATAAAGTAGTAATTGGCTACATAGACACCAACGGGAAAGGTACCGCTGTAGTAGGAACAGTCAGTGGAACAAGTATATCTCTAGGTTCGCCTACTCAATTTAATTCATCAACAGGCACAGCGAATATTTTTTGTGTTTTTGATAGCACAAATAATAAAGTTGTAATTGCATATAGGGATGCATCCAGCTTTTCGGGAGATGGTCCGGGTTCGGCTATTGTCGGAACAGTTAGCGGTACTTCTATAAGTTTTGGTAGCGAGGTGCAGTTTTCAAGTAACAATGTTCACTATGTTGGAGCTTCTTTTGATGAAGAAAGTTCTAAAGTAGTGATTGTTTTCTGCGACTTAACGGCTAGTGGCAACACAAACGAGGGTCCACCGAAAGCTATTGTGGGTACAGTAAGTGGAACAAGTATAAGTTTTGGCTCCTTGGTTACAATAGACAGCGCAAATTCAAGAAATTCCTTTGTTACTTATGACCCCGTTGCAAAAAAACATTTAATTACTTGGCGAGATAGAACTAACGATTACGGCTACTATGTAGAAGGCACCGTCAGCGGAACAAGCATTGCATTTGCGACAAAAGCCACATTTAGCGAGACAAATACACAATCTATAACAAGCGGCTCTGACCCAAACTCTGGTATAAATGTTATTGCTTATCGGGATGGTACAAACACTAATCTTTCTGCTAGAGTTTATCGTTTTCAAACAGCCAACCTCACCTCAGAGAACTACATCGGTATGTCTGGTGGGGCGATTGATACCGAAGTCATAAGTCAGGCATTAGGTTCAGCCGTTGTGTTTGAAAGTGCAGCCGTTGGTTCCAACGTGGCATCTACTTTTGACAGTAATTCAAATAAGGTGGTTATAGTTTACCAAGACACGGCTAACTCTTTCTACGGCACTGCTATTGTCGGTACTGTCAGTGGGACCTCTATATCTTTTGGAAGCCCTGTTGTGTTTTCGTCAGCGAATAGGACGCAAGAGATACAAATTACTTTTGACTCCAATAGTAATAAAGTCGTAGTTGCGTATGACGATAAAGCTGACGGGCAAAAGGGTAAAGCCATAGTCGGAACTGTATCTGGAACGTCAATTAGTTTTGGAAGCGCCGTGGTTTTCAATAATGGGTCTACCGATACGGGTACACCTAACGCAATTACATTTGACTCTAACAGCAATAAGGTCGTAATTGCCTTCCAAGATAAGGCTGATACCAACAAAGGCAAAGCTATCGTCGGGACGGTTAGCGGAACCTCTATTAGTTTTGGAAGTGAAGCAACCTTTTTAAATGCTGATTATGCCACCCATGTATCGGCAACTTTTGACTCCAACAGTAACAAGGTTGTTATTGTTTATAAGGACGGCTCTAACTCCACACACGGTTATGCCGTAGTTGGAACTGTTAGCAGTACCTCAATCAGTTTTGGTACGCCTGTGGTCTTTGAGTCAGCCGCAACAAATAACCCCAACGTAGCTTTTGATACAGTTAATAATAAGATAGTAATTGCATATGCTGACGGAACCGTAGGAACAGCGATTGTTGGAACTGTATCTGGAACGGCAATTAGTTTTGGAAGTCCTGTAATTTTTAATAGCACTGAAACCACAAGCCCTAGAGTACGTTTTGACGCAACCGCAAGTAAAATAGTAATTGCTTACGGAGAGGGCAGTTCTAACGTAGGAACATTTAAAACGGGAACTGTTAGCGGAACATCCATTAGCTTTGGCTCTGCTACCGTATTTGAAAGTGGTGCTACCAATGGACAAAACGGGTTAGTTTACGACAGTAATGCTGGAAAAATGGTGCTTTCCTATTATTCTGGTAGCAACTCAGGCTATGGGACTTCTAAGGTGCTTCAAACTGGATACACCAACATTACTAGAGGCGAAGTAGCCGACGGTGACAATGCAACCGTGGACATCGTAGGCACTGTCTCAAGCAACCAACTGAGCCTCACAGCAGGGCAGCAATACTTTGTGCAGACAGATGGAACGATAGGCACTACAGCAGATAGCCCAAGTGTGTTGGCGGGAACCGCAATATCTGCTACAGAGTTATTAGTGAAAACATAAGTTCAATTGAACTAATTGAGGAACTGACATGCCCCTCCAAAAATTACAGTTCCAACCGGGAATCAACAAAGAAACAACGTCCTATACAAATGAGGGCGGTTGGTTTGATTGCGACAAGGTAAGATTTAGGCAGGGGTTCCCAGAAAAAATTGGCGGTTGGGCTAAGTTAGGGCAGAAAAGTTTCCTTGGAACGTGCCGTGCGATGCATCCTTGGCGTACATTAGGTGGGGATCTATATCTTGGTTTGGGTACAAGCTCAAAGTATTACATAGAGAGCGGGCAAGGGTATTATGATATCACGCCCCTTGATGTAACCACGGCTGCGGGGGATGTTACGTTTAGCGCAACTAATGGATCATCTACGATTACTGTTGCGGATGCTTCTCATGGCAGGGTTGCGGGTGATTTTGTTACTTATAGCGGTGCAGCCACGTTAGGTGGCAACATAACTGCTAATGTTCTTAACCAAGAGTATCAGATTGAAGGGATAAGCGATTCCAATTCCTACACGATTATAGCTCGTGAGGTGAACAGTGTTTCCCAAATAACCGTAGATGGGCAGTACACGCCTACGCCCGTGACAGCTAATGCTTCTGACACAGGTAACGGGGGGTCTTCAGTTGTTGGGGCGTACCAAGTAAGTGTTGGCTTGAATACATCACTGTTTGGCACAGGTTGGGGCGCAGGAACATGGGGCCGCAATACGTGGGGAAGTGCTGCGTCACTGACGCTGACAGATGTTTTACGCATATGGGGCCATGACAACTTTGGCGAAGACCTTGTTTTAAATGTTCAAGATGAGGGTGTATTTTACTGGGATGCATCTGCGGTAAGTGCCTTAGATACCCGTGCTGTAAAGTTATCCACCTTAGCTGGGGCAAAATCCTGCCCGACAAAAGCAACTAAAGTCATCGTGTCAGACCGTGACAGGCATGTAATTGCGTTTGGTGCTGATGGCTTGGGTGGCGCGAATGATGCAGAAGGCAACGGCGTTCAAGACCCATTGCTTATACGTTTTAGTGACCAAGAGAACGCAGCGGATTGGTTCCCAACTCCAGAGAACACTGCGGGTGATTTGACCATAGGCTCTGGTTCACAGATCGTTACAGCGGTTGAGACGCGGCAACAAGTCATAGTGTTCACAGATATTTCACTATATTCCATGCAGTTCATAGGCCCCCCGTTTACCTTTGGAATCAACATGATCTCAGAGAACATCACGATACGTGGCCCGTTGTCTGCTGTCGCCGTTGACGATCAAGTTTATTGGATGGGTAAGAATGAGTTCTATGTTTACAACGGTTCAGTGCAACGGCTTCCTTGTTCTGTACGAGACTACGTGTTCTCAGACTTCAATGAGCTTCAGGGCGACAAGTGCTTTGCTTCCGTAAATAGTGCCTTTGGTGAGATATGGTGGTTCTATCCATCTAGCAGTAGCGACAACATCGACAGATATGTTGTTTATAACTACCAACAAAGCATATGGTACATTGGCACTTTAGCGCGTTCATTCTGGATTGATCGCGGCGTGTTCAACTTGCCAATAGCAGCGGGGCTTGACGGTTACTTGTACAACCATGAGACGGGTTTTGATGATGGCAGCAACAATCCTGCCAGCGGCATTTCTGCGTACATTGAGTCTAGTCAGTTTGACATTGGGGAAGGTGAGCAGTTTTCTTTTGTCCGTAGGCTTATACCAGACCTCACGTTCCGCGACTCAACATCTACAGATGCGGCGGTGAATTTTACATTGAAAGCTAGAAACTTTCCCGGCGGTGCATACCTGCAAGAAAACACGAAGAGCGTAGAAAAGACTGCGACAGTACCTGTTGAGCAGTTTACGCAAGATGCACATGTACGTTTGAGAGGTCGCTCTGTAGCAATAAAGGTGGATAGTTCTGAGAGGGGAACGGCTTGGCGGTTAGGATCTCCAAGAATCGAAGTACGAACAGATGGTAAGCGGTAATGTCTCGAAACTTATCCATACCGTACTTTCCCAATGCTCCCGAAACATATAGTCAACAATATCTGGCAGAGGTTGTTCGCTCGTTTTCTATTTACGTGCAGCAAATACAGAATCCCGGTGAAGGTAGAAATACGTTTAGCGTTTTTACAAACTTACAGACAGACGATTCTGGTTTGGAGCTTGGGGCTATCTTTAATCACGAGGGATATGTTAAGGTTGCAGAAATAAATACGCCTCATCTGCGTGGATCAGAGGGGACTGGCGCTGTTGGCTCCGTAACGGTTACAACAACATAGGTGAAAAATGTCTGACGAAACGATTATTATAATGGATGACGGGGGTCGGTTTCGGCCTTCATCCTCTGTAGACAAGTTGCAGTGCCATCATTGCGATAATTTGGTGGATACACCGGAAGAGGTTGCTTCTTATCCAGAGGGAACTTGTCCGGACTGTGGTAAAAGTTGGACGGCGGAGACAAAAAGACACACCTCTGTGACGGTAACAATGCCGGAAGCGGCGGGTGGCTCTACATTGTGATTATGGTGGAAACCATGCTATAAGTTTGATAACATGCGGGTAAGACATAGGTTTAAAACATGCAATATGACTCTTTGAAACAAATGCCCGCTGGCGGTTTGGCTTCTTTTCTTACGTCAAACATGGACGAAATAGAAGATAATGTTTTAGCTTTTGGTGCCCCACGGGGCATCAATTCTATGGTGGATGTCGGCAATCGCATGGCGATGATGGGTCGCAATGGTGACGATCAGCTTGTACATGCCCGTTCTCGTGAAGTCATGGTTTCTCCAGAAATCTTGGAAGAGAACCCTAAGCTTGCAAATGAGTTGACGAAAGCGTTTGACCGTTCAAACGTAGACATGGCGCGTTATGAGGTTGGTAATCCAGCAAATTCTATTAATCCTATGACGGGTCAACGAGAGTTTTTTCTTAAAAAGTTAATTGGCGGCATTAAGGATATTTTCAAGAAGATTGCTCCGGTTGTTATACCAATTGGCCTTAACATGTTGTTTCCGGGCCTTGGCACAGTTGCGTCTGGAGCGTTGGGCGCGGGCATTGGTACGTTGGTTCAAGGCGGTAGCTTTAAGGATGCGTTAAAATCAGCGGCCCTTGGTGGTGTAATGGGCGGTGTGAGTGCGGGCATTGGAATTGGCGGGCCTGCGGGCGCAGAAGGTTTTAAAGAGCGGGCCTTTGGCGCACTTGGCGGAATGGATACGCCTATTGTACGTCCGGGCATGTTTGGGACACCGAAGGTTCCTCCTTCGGCTTCGCCTGTGACGACGACACCAACCGCCATGACAAGTGGAGCGGAACTTTCGCAGGGGCCAACACCGGGCGCTTCGTCCAGCGTTTTAGACAAAGCGAAAGATTTTTATGGCGAGTATTTGTCACCAAACCGCAATGTGTTAAACCCAACTGAAATGGCGACTGAGGCGAGCAAGCTTGTAAGCAGCACTCCTGCTTTGACCGAAATGGCAAAAACAATGCCAACTAAGGCGTTTGAACTCGCTATGGAAACGGTAAAGTCACAGCAGCCCGGTATGATTGCGCGTTATGCGCCGCTTGCCCTTGCAGGAACCGCGGTCTTTGGCGCAGCGGGCGGGTTTGAAACACCAAAAGAAGATTTAGGCGGTTCTCCATTTGGCATAAGTTCACAGGAGCTTTATGACCAAAACCCAAGCAAATACAGCGTGTTTGCGGGGTACAACATGCCCACGCCTATGTCACGAGTCAGCCAACCCGTAGAAAAGGATGATCGTGATTACATCTTCCAAAGCTATCTTCAACCGCAGTATGCTGCGGAGGGTGGCGCAATGAACCGCCAAGGTCAGCGAAATATGGCGTTGGAAGACTTCCCGCGTCGTCAAGGATATATCGCGGGCCCCGGTACAGAAACTTCAGATGATATACCCGCTATGTTATCGGATGGTGAGTTTGTAATGACCGCTCGTGCGGTACGCGGCTTGGGCGACGGTAGTCGCAAGCGGGGGGTTAAGAAAATGTACGATATGATGAGGGCTTTTGAAGGGGGTGTAGTAGCGTGAGTGTACAAACAACCATAACCCGCCAAGACCCTGCTATTGAGGCATATCGGTTAGGTCTTCTGGGCGATGTACAAGGGCTTGTTCGAAATCAAATGTTTGGTCAGCAAGTTCAAAACTTGCGGGGGCAGGGCCTAAACGATGAAGAAATTGCGGCTCGTTTATCCACCGGACAAGGCACTGAAGGCGAAGAGGGGTATGTTCCCGGAACTGTTTATACTGCGGATCAAATTGGTCAAGTAAGTCCGGACGCCCAGTTTGCACCGCCCGATTATCAAGTTGCGGGCTTGTCGCAAAACCAAACGGACGCGGCTAATCTTGCGGCTAGAGGCGTGGGGTCATACCAACCTTTTGTTCAAGGTGGTTTGCAAGCGATTCAGCGTGGAATCCCACAACTAGCGGCATCTACGTTTGGCGGGTTGCGTGAAGCTCAAATTGCACAAAATATTGCGGGGCAAGGTTTAGGTTTTGCGCGGTTAGGAACACAGGGCGCTATGGCGGATCTTCAGGGATCCTCTTCGCAAGCCGCAATGCAGGCGGCAAGAACGGGTCGTCAATTAGGTCAGATAGGTCGCGGCGCTCAAGATATTGCCGCGCAAGCCCGCATGGGCGGGCAAAATGTTCTGGGTCGTCAAGCTATGGGACTTGCTCGTGCGGAAGACACGATGGGTCAAAATGTGGCTCGCGGTCAAGCGCAAATGGGAGAAGCCGTAGACCGCGCTCGTGCGTCTACTGGGCGAGCAACAGATGCTCTCTATGGCGCAGGCGACGCGTCTCGCGGGATAGCCGCAGACGTCACGGGCCGCGCTCGTGGGCTACAAGATCCTTTAGAAGGTCGTCTTTTAGGTTCAACTGCGGGCGGACTTGGCGAAGCGCAACGCGGACAGATAGGTGCAGATGAAGCCGCGCGCCTTGCGCGTATGTCTACTGCGCGGTCGCAGGAGCAATTGGGCCGTGCCGCAGAGTTTGGCATGGGAACAGCGCAATCGGGTATTGCAGGCCTTATGGGCGCATCCGCAGAGTTTAACCCGTACTCTGCTTACCAGTATATGAACCCGTTTGAAGATGTTGCCGTTCAGCAAGCTTTGCGGGACATTCAGCGTCAGGGAGATATACAGGCCCAGAACGTGGCGGCACAGGCGGTGCAGTCCGGGGCCTTTGGGGGAAGTCGTCAAGCTGTCGCAGAGGCGGAACTGGGCCGTAACGTTTTGGAACAACAAGGCCGGACCGCGGCTCAAATGCGGCAAGCGGGTTTTGAAAGTGCGGGCCAGAGAGCGCAGACGGCTTTCGAACAAGCGCGTCAACGTCAGATTGCGGCAGCACAAACAACGGGGCAGTTGGGTCAGGCGGGTGCCGGAACTTCTGCGCAGGCTGCGCAAGCCGCGGGACAGTTAGGTTTGGGCGCAGAACAACTGGCTCAAACAGGAGCCTTGCAAGGGGCACAATTGGGCTTGTCCTCCAGACAGTTTGAGGCAGCTAACGCAAAAGCAATTGCTGACACAGGTTTGAGTATTGAACAACTTGCGTCGCAAACTGGCTTGCAGGCACAACAGATTGCCGGAAACTTTGCACAAGCAGCGGGCCAAATGGGTTTACAGACAGAACAGATGGCGGCTCAAACGGCGGAACGCGCTGCTAATCTTGGCATGACCGAAGCGCAATTCCAAGCAGCTAACCAGCAAGCTTTGGCCTCTACAGGCATGAACGTGGAGCAGTTATCGGCTCAAACGGGCATGAATGCCCAGCAACTTGCGGGTCAGTTAACAACGCAAGCGGGTCAAATGGGCATGGACGCTGCGCGTATTCGCCAAGCGGGTGCGCAACAAGCGGGTGCGTTGTCACAAGGTCTTGGTTCACTAATGGGTAGCACCGCGACGAATATGGGTCAGTTAGGGTTGTCCGCCCGTCAGCAACAGGCCTCAAATGCCGCACAGCAAGCGCAAATGGGTATTCAACAAGCTGGACTTGGTGAGTTAGAACAAGCCATGCGTAACCGCGACGTAAGCTCTTTGATGCAGACGGGCGGAATGCAGCAAGCGCAGGACCAATCAGTGTTAGATGCTACCCGCCTAAGCAACATGCAGCGGTATCAACAACCATTCCAACAGCTAGGGTTTTTGTCTGACGTATATGCAGGCATACCAACGTCGCAATCGACACAAACTATGACGTCCGGAAGCAGCGCGTCACCATTTATGCAGGCAGCAACCCTTGGCATAGCGGGACTTTCCGCCGCTTCGGGCGCTCAGAATGCGGGGATTTTATAATGAACGAAGGTTTTAAAGCACTTCCTGAACAGGTGCAGCGTAAAATTAATCCTGAAATGGCGGAGCAGTTTATGGGCGGGGGAGCAGTTTTGCAACGTCCGCTTTTCCGTCAGATGGGCGGACCTGCACAGCCCATGCCTCAAGATATGATGCCCGCGGCCCCTGCTTCAATGCCCGAAGAAGAGCTTATGCAGGTCGAGGGATCAATGGAGCAAGTAGGTCGCGATTATGTGGGCCAAATGATGGGCAACATTGACGCTGCGGAAGATGTAACAAGTATGATTGACGCGCTACGAGGAAACGAAGCGCCTATTGAACAACGGTACGCGGAGCTTGCGCAATTTGTTGGAGAAGCCGATGCGGGCCGGACGCCGGAGAGTGTTTTGGCGATGGTGCAGCCCACTATAATGATGACAGAACAAGGTGTGGTAGACAGCGGCATAGGGCAGTTAATGCAGGGCATAGCTTCTTCCGAAATGGAAGATGAGATGGGCAGAGCTACTGAAATGGGTCAGGGCGTAGGCGAACTCATGGCACGGGGAGCGGGCAACACTCCACCCGTAAATTTTAATCAAGGCGGAGAGGTTGCGGTCCGCAAGTTTCAGGCCGGAACACCTGAAACTGGAAATTTATCCCAACCGTCAGAACTAATGAGTTTAAACCCCTATCTTCAACGGGCGCAATCCGCTCGCGAAAATATTTTGGGTTCTCCTGCGGAACGTGCCGCACAGTTAGACGAACAGAAAAAACTTTCTAAGGCTCAAATGTTTTTTGATCTTGCGCAAACGGCATTGGCCGCAGGCGCTCCTACTGACCGTCCCATGTCCGCGGCAGAAAGAATTATTAATGCAACGCAGCAAACACAGTTTTTTGATCGTTTAGGTCAGCGGGCTTCTGATTTCCAAGCAAGCAAAGATTTGCAACGGCAACAAGACCAACAGATGAGATTAAGCGCGTTGGATTCCGCTGAGAAATCATTGGCGGCGCAAGAAGAGCGCGGAGGCCGCATGGCCTTGGAGGAATTAAAAATCGAGGCGGACAATCAACGCCTTGATAAGCAACTTGAAGCACAAATCGCGGCTGCAACAACAGCCTTTGATAGGCAGGGGATTTTAAATGAAAAGTCCGCGGAATATGAAGAGCGCATTGCTAATCTTAGGATAAGTGCAACTGCCGCAGAGGGAACGGCTAATCGCAAACTGCAAGAACGCTTACAAACCGCAGCTAATTCACTCCAAGAAAAATTAGTCGGTCTAAGAGCCGACGCTAATCTTGGTAACTCTGTTGCGATGTTTAACCTGCAAAGCGCACTTGATCTTGAAAAGATGGAGATGGGTCAAGAGTTTGAGATAGCCAAGATGAACACCATGCAGGGTTATGAAACCATTGCGGCTGAAAAGCAGATGGCGTTTACGGCGGCACAGAATGCGTTAAATCGCATGGTAACTCGCGGAGAGGGTGCGAAGAACCGCAGCTTCCAAGCTGAACAAAAGAATCTGGACCGCGAGCTAAACAAAGAATTGACAGAATTGGGTTTAGATGAAACGGCAAAGAGCCGTGTATTGTCTCACGCTCAATTTATGATTACCTCTGCGCAAAAAGACCATCAGTTGCTGCAAGGTGATGAACAGCTAACCTTGAACAACGCTATTGCAGGGGTAGATGCTCAGTACAAAGCTGAAAAACTGGCTCTGGAAAGAGAAGCAATGAATGTTGTCAAGCTGGGCAGCGATGCAAAGAGTGATCAAATCAAGTATATCACTAATGCAGAGCGCCTTAACCAGTATGCCAACGGCGAGCTTGGAGACAATGCAACCACCTTTGAACAGGCCATACTAGACTACATGAAGCCCACTGAAACATGGGATTCTGCATTAGGTAAATATGTGCAAGGCAAGTCTCCGGACCTTGCGCCGCGGGTTAAGAAAGCTATTCAGGCGGGAAGCCCAGAGTTCTTTAATCAATTGTTTGGTGGAGGCGGCACTCCTGCGCCAGCGATTGCCGCGGACGACGGACCTATTGATCTGTCTAAAAAAGCTCCGGACCTTATGACTCCAGATGGAAAAGTAAATCTTAAGTCCCCCTTGTTTGATCGTGCGGACCCAACTTTGTTTAAGCCAGAGGTTGATTATTCGATGGCAATCGGGGCTTCTCGTGTGATCCCCGGTGTAAGTAAGGCTTTTTCTGAAGGTGCTTCCGAATTTGGAATTGGTGAAGGAACCGGACCAGAGGGACAAAACCTTTCTCAAGCACAAAAAGATCTAACAACCTTGGCAAACCGTTTGTTTTCTTTGACGGTAGACAAGTCTCACGAGGATCGCGTGTTAAAAACAGTTCAAGAGAAATTGGAGAAAGAAGTGGATGGGATCAGACCCGGCGGCTTCTTGCTTAAAAACGATGCTGATGCTTTGGCGGGATTAAAAACAATGGCTAGTTCTTTAGCTTTAATTATTGAGCTTAACGCTACCAAAGTACCAGAGTTTGGCGGAAACGCAGAAGGTTACAAAACTGAACAGGTTACACGCGCTCGTGACGCTATTATTTCTTCTGTGCTGGTCTTGAACGAAGTTCTTGCTTTCCAAAAGCAGTTTGAAATGAACGTTTCTGGGGCGATGGATAGAACTGCTACAGATCAAGGTGTGGACGCCGCAGTAAACTTTTTAGACAACTTAGTTCCAAAACAATAGTGGATTTGTAAGATGGCAGAACAAGGACCACAACTTACTGAAGGCATAACAAGCGTTAAACAACAGTTCACAAAAGAACAGTTTGACGAAGCCTTGCAAAAGTTTGGAGCTAATAACTTAGCTAGAGCCCTGACGCAAAGGGCTTCTTCTTTAATGCCTGACGAATATAAGTTTACGTTTGAAGACTTTCAAAGCGGTGACGCCCCGATCCTTGATCAAATGCCAATGTTTCGGGAAATGTCTAAAGACGACAGACAACGTTACTTTGGAGACGTAAATTCTTTTTTCAGTATTTTCTCTAATGTAGAAGATTTTGGCAAATATGATCCGTCAAGGGCATCTAAACCCGGTATGGAAGCCGCTGCCGACAAATTTGCTAGGAACATCCCTATCGGAACATTTATGGGCGAGGGGTTGTTGGTCGGATCGCGTCTTGCAAAAGGTGTTGCGGAAAAAATACCTGTTCGTGATCCCAGAGCCTTACTTTTGAAGCTGGGGATTTACGGCACAGGGGCTACTTTAGGCGCAGTTGGGGGCGCGATGGTGGGCCAAGAGGCTTCTGACTTTATTTTTGGTGAAGAGCAACCGGTAAGCCCTTCTTTGCGAGCTTACCAAAACTTTGGGGAAACCACAGGACTTACTATTAACCCCAGCTTTTTATCACAAACCCGTCGTTGGACTACCGATAAAAACTGGTTGGGAGCCTCTAACTTCTTAGAAAACTTCAAAAAAGTTACACGCGACAGGTGGCCCGGTTATGGCAATGCGTTTGATCTTACAGGAGGAGCCGCTGGCCTGTCGGCAAGGCAACTAGAAGTTGCGAGAAACGCGCAATCTGGATTACTTATTGATCGTACCAAAGGGCCGACTGGCGTTAGAGTATTGTCCGCGTTTGAAAAAGCGCTGCCCGCGGCCCAAGAGTTTGCAGTTAAGAATCCTTACTTTACGCTAGGGTTGGATGTGTTTTCGGGTGTAGGTGCAGGCACGGGTGCTTTTGTAGCAGAGGAGATGGCCCCCGGATCTAATGGAACGCGGTTGCTTCTGGAATTAATAGGTGGTGGTCTTCCGGGGCCCGCGGTTGAGCTTTCAACACGCGGGGGAGCCGCAGGCTTTGACAAATTGAAAACCGCCTTTATGCGTTATTATTTGGACAGAGAAGGCGCAATGACGTCTGCCCAAGAAAAGCTGGCGTCTAACCGTATTTACAGCGCACTAGAGCAGGCTACGGAATCGGACACCAATCAAATAGATTTGTTACTTGGAATAATCGCGGAAGAAGCTGCGCTTATTGAAGACGGCACTAAGTCCAGCGTCAGTTTGGCCGCGGCGGCTAAAGGGAGCAAACTTGCTCCTGCTTTGGTTCAAATCGATCAGATGCTTTCAAAAGGTCTTAACGAACTTTCCGTTACCTCAAAAGCGGGCAAAGAGGCTTGGATACAGGGCGCTAAAAACAAAATACTGGAGTTCCAAAACTCCGGTGATCCTACGCTTGTGGCAACGGCAAATCTATTACAGAAGGGTTTGTTTGAAGAAGCTTTAGCTGGAGAAATGCAAAGTCGCGTAAACCGCATGTACAGTGCTTTGAAAGCTGTTGCGGGAGACGATCCTAATAATCTGCAAAAATACCCTGTCGCGGACATGCTGTACCAGCGTCTCTCCACTTTTGTTTCCGATACGAAACAAATGGAAAGAGACTTCTGGAACAACGTAACTAATTTTGAGTTGACTGAATTTAGAAACGCCAACGGCGAGTTGCAAGATTTACCCAACACTGTTCAGATTTTTGACACTCCAAAGAGCCAAGGTGGTCTTCAGTTCCCATCTCAGACAGGTCGCGCAACCTTTTTAGCGGCGGCTCCAAAAGGGTTGGCTAAAGACTTAACAGAGATTTTTGAATACTTCGGACAAAGCTTTGACGATGTGTTTCCAGAAATTGCCGAAGAAGCTAGTGAGCAAATGTCTGGTCGTTTGCGCACGGCACTAAGCAGTTTTGAGGAAACTCAGGATGCTTTACGCGGAACAGATAGCTTTAATGTGTTGCAGCGCGACATAGAGCGCGTCAACCAAATGGATAGTGTTGATGAGAAGGTCACCTATCTACGCTCGCAGGCTGAAATGCTGAAGTCCAACGCCAGAGATTACGACAATCCGCGCACGGTCCAAAGACTAGGTACGGCCCTTGATCGTTTGGCTACCGTGGAGCAAGCACGGGCTCAACAAGAGGCCACTGATTTAGCTCAGAGCGTTGTGCCCGGAGAAGAAGCTCCAAACCCAATGACCTCAGAGCGGTTGATTGAAATACGGTCAAAACTTTTAGAAGCGGCGGGTAATTTAAGAAGCGGGACCAACAAGCGCGGTAATAGCGATACCGCGGAGAAGCTGGACCGCCTTGCTAACGCGGTTCTTGACGACGTTCTTAGCGCAGACACGGACGCTGCGGATTACAATGCCGCTCGCGCCTTCACGTTAGCACGGCGTGATTTGACACAGAGAACCTTTTTGGGGGATCTTGGTAATGCAGACCCGCTTGGCAGACCGCGGGTCACGCCTGAAGGCATGTTGGATTATATGTTTAAGGGTGGAAATGATTCCGTTCTGCGTCGGTTTAATGAGCTTGAAACTGTAAATCAGTTTATTAGAACTCAGATGGGACTGCCTGAAAGCGACGCTGCGGAGTATGCGGGAGACGTTGCTAACGCTTACGAAAACGCTTTTCGGTACACTGCTTCTAAAATTATGGTGGATCGCCCTGATCCAAACGATCCAAATCAAACCATTAAGATGGTTGATCCTAAACGTCTAAGAGATTTTAAAGCGGATCCAGCAAATCAACAGATTTTAGCAACGATGCCTAACTTGGCTAAAGATCTTAAAAGTGCCAGCAAAGCACAGATGTTGTTTTCCAGCATAGATCCGGATAAATTTTTTAAACAAAACCCTGAAATGAAAGCTTTTGAGTTAGCGGCTAATCTTGGAACAGAAAAACCGGGTAAAGCGGTTGCTAAAATAATGGGGCAGGACAATCCGTTTAGGGATCTTAACTTCATGTTAAATGGGGTTCGTAATGAACAGAAAGCCCGCATTTTGCAAAACGGAGAGGTAAAGGTAACCACTAAGCCCCGCAAGAATATCTTTTCAGAGGATGGTACAAAGTTCACTGTTGGCGACGCTGAACAGGGTATGAGGTCCGCTATAATGAACTATGCCATCATGCGCGGCGGCGGAGATGGACTTAGCATCAATCCCAAAAACATCTTTGATACGTTGTTTACGAAACCTCCGGGGATCAAAGACGCTGACAATACGCTGATGAATTGGATGAGAAAAAATGACCTCGTGACTGAGGATGAAGTTACCATCATACGGCAATCTTTGCGTGAGATGATTAACGTTGAAGAAGCCTTTCAACAGGGCAACCTTGAGAACGTTTTGTTTAAGAACCCAACGCAGTCAAAGCGCACGGGTATTCGTATCTTAGGTGCTACGCTTGGTCAAAAGTCTCAAGAATCCCTTAACAACATGCTCAGTAAGATTGGTTTAGGTACTACGGGTGGTGGTATTGGCGGCGGCATGATTGCGGCAGAAGAAGGCTCGCAAGCCTTGCAAAACATCTTGCTGGTTGCACCAGAAACCGCCATTGTTAAAACAATGCAGAAAATGATGGAAGACCCCAAAAAGTTTTCTGAAATGCTGCTTGATATTCGTAATGCAAAGCAAGACGCTGCAAGCACAGAGCGTCTGAACAATTTGATGGCTGAGTTCGGAGTCAACCAATTAGCTAAACGTGATGCCGTAATTCTACGATCCCTTCTGCTAGAAGAAGAGGAGTTTGAGCCCGAAGCGTTACCAGAAGCCGTACCTTCCCAAGAGGAAACAACTCCACAAGATCAAAGAAACCTGCGCGGACGCAACAGACCACGTGATGACAGAAAGCCAATGCAGCTTAGTCCACAACCTTCCGCAGCTTCTCAAGGACGTAATGTCCCACGCTCGCAGCCTGTAGGTACTCCCACCACTCAGGCGGCTCTCCCCGCCCCATCAGTTAGCTCCAGTGGGGCGGGGACGAATCCACAGGTGCGTCAAACATATGCCGCACTGTTCCCTAATGACCCCATATCGGGTATGTTGGTTCAACAACCACGGACCTTCCGCCGTGGCGGTATTGCTAGTTTAATGGAGTAAACTATGGCTACGTTTAGTAATAAAGATTATTCTGGTCCTTTTTCAAGCAAGTACGAAGAAGATGAAGCGCTTTCAGGAAACCGTGGTAACCAAGCGAGGCACATGGCGACACAAGCCCGTCACAGTCAGGGCCTTACGGGCAGCGGACGGATTGACACTTCCGCCTTTGGCAGGAATCGCGATGTTTTTGGAAATGATCAATATGAAAAGGCTACGGATAATCCTCTTAATTCTTTAATTCGCTTTGCCAATAGACCGCAAACCAATTTTTCGCAGTCTAGTGGCGCACAAATGGCTACAAATCAATTTCGCCCAGAAATGTTGGAAGAACAAGCCCCCGCAAACCCTACACAAAGCGGCCTTGGAAGTTTTTTAAATCGGTTTGGACAAGATGTCCAAATGGGCCTGTCTAACATATTGTCAGGCGGAGCTTTTCAAAATGACCCCAATGAACAAATTAATCGTTTAGTAGAAAGAGGGTATTCCCTCAGTGACGCGGCTGATTTTGTAAACAGTACGCAGAGAACGATGGAGCAGAATAATATTCAAAGAGCATTGTACGGGGATACTTCTGATCCATCATCCAGCGTTCTGAGTGGGGACGAGGGAACTGGCTTAGGAGACATTGTGATGGACGGAACAGGTGACGGGGGAACAGGTGACGAGGGAACAGGCGTACCTAGCAGCACAGACTTTCGATTTTTTGGAGGTTATAATCCCGTCTCGCGCTCCGACGTTCTTGTGCCGTCTACGTTTCGGCAGGACATAAGGAGGCCTGATGCACGTTTAGACCCGGTTTTTCCGCAACGCCCTGACGGTGGTGATTATAGACCATTGCCCATAGATAGAACAGACCCCATTTTTAGAGAACAGCCTAGTGATCAAGGCTTTGATTTTGGTGCTCCTGCAAATGTGGGTGACACGTATTTTGATCCTGAATTAAATACGACGTATGAGTATACGGAAAAGCCTAATGGCAGAGGCGGAACGTATCAAGGCTGGGATATTGTGTCGGGCACGGGTGGAACTGTGGGTTTGTTTGGAGCGCAGCCTGAAAACAAGATTTCTGCGGGTATAATGGCCGATCCACAGATGCCGGGTCCGGGTCAGTTTAGCACGATGCAAGAGTTGATGGATTATCAACAACAATTTCCGTCGCTAAACTTGATGGGCGAATACAAACGCTTAAGGAACGATCCTAATTATCGGGGTGACGGAACAAATTTTGGCATGATTGAAAATAATTCTTATCGTCCATCTGGAAATCCTTTAATAAACAGGGACATGTTTGCTCAAGGCGGAGTAGACCGCCTGTTTGGTAACGAGCAAGCGCCGCCGTACATGTACCAAGGTATTATGAGCTAATGGCTGACGTTCCCGCACCAGTAGAAACCAACCGCGGCCCACGGGTCCGGACAAATTCCAAGGGCCTTGGTTCGTTTATTCCGCCAGAGCTTAAAGAAACAGGTCGGCAGGCTTTAAACCTTGCTTCTGCTATAGATCCTGTCCAAGGTATTCTGCGGGGTATGAGTGCTAGTGGACGCGCCGCAGATACAGATCTAAGTCCGGAAGAACGCAGAGCCGCCTTAATAGAAGCGGGTATTGAAACCGCGGCTCCTTTGGCCATGATGGGTTTAGGCTCGTTAGCCAAGCAACCCGTAAAAGCTACTGTTTTGGATATTCTTACTCCAACGGGTGCGCCGCAAGCTGTGGTAGACGATGTTTCAGATCCTAGCCGCCGTGCGTTTATGAAAGGCGCGGTAGCTACGGGAGGCATTGCAGCCATTGCTCCAGACGTAATCACAGAAGCTTTGGAGAGAGTTCCTGCGGCGGTTAAAAAGCTTAAACCTATTCCGAATCCTATTGATATTTTTACCCAAAACATGAAGATTTTGCGCCGTGAGATGGAAGAGGCCTACGACGCTGCGGACGATATGCCGTATGGTTCTACCATGAGCCGCGACTACGACGAAGCATCCGCAGAAGCCTACAACGAAGCTATACAGAATGCTGAGAAACTTGCATATGATTTAGACGCAACTACAGAAATGGATTTGCGCGAGCTTATTTCTGATATTGGGCCCAAACAAATTGCTGAAGCCGCGGATGAGTCGTTAGAAGAAATATCTCAGGCTTTGACTGACTTTAGAATGGTCAGTGAGGATGAGTACATTGAACAGATGATCCCGCTCGCAGAAGAAATACAACGCCGCGGTTTGTTAGAGGTTAAAGACAACGGCATATTCCAATATCCGTATGCTCGTACCGTCGTAGAAGACGTCGAAGATTACCGTGTTGGTGAAAACAGAGCTAGGAATAACTCCGCGATTATTGACAGGCCGCGGGATCTTCAAATGACGGAAGGCGACAAATATGTAACTTCTAATCAACAACCATTAAAACAGGAACAATTAAGAAACATAATAATTAAAGGCGAGGCCGACGGCGAAAGTGTCGAGGCGATAAACAAAAAGGTGGTGGACGCTGCAACGCGCTTGAAAGTTCCTTACCCACAAAGAGCCTTTGAGAACCCAAAGGTAGAGTATGTTAATACCCAGACTATTGCGGACAACGTAGCTCAATTTAACTTTCCGCGTTATGACGTTGGTAAGTTTGGTGGGGATTTTGAAAGCGGTGACATGGCGAACATGCCGGGGGTGCTGGAGAAATTTCAGGCTTCCGGAAAAGAAACGCTTAAAGAGAATATTTTTAACGAGGGCATCAAAAAACCAATTGAGATTGAAGTCGTTATGTCAAACGGTGGTATTAATATTGGTCAAGGACACCATCGTTTGCAAGCTGCACTAGAGCTTGGGATTCCAGAAATACCCGTAATTGTGACCACAAAAGCTAACCCTCGCGCAAAAGGTATGGAAGTTATGCGGTCTGCAACTTTGGACACTTCTGGTTTAAAAACGGGGCAAACCTATTCTTTTTCTGAGCTTGGCTTGAAACAACGTTTAAAAACACCAAAAGAAACACCGGAAGAAATTCAAGCCCGTGGTGGCACGGTATTTAGCGATTTCAACACTGGCGATGTTTCTGACAGAAAGTTTCCTCAATATGAAACACCCATGCGCGAAGGCTTCTTTCGGGTCATAGATGAAAAAGCCGACGGCGGCGAGATGCGCAAGGGCGTTGGTTCGTTGAGCGAGACTGCCCGTCGTATGAACGAGGGCGGGGAGGCTAAAATAGATACAAGAAGCGGACAAGAAGTAAGGCAATCTATTAGAGACGCTTTAAAAAATCTCAATGATACAGAAATTCAAGACCAGTGGGGGAAATCTCGTAAAGAGTTAAAGACGGCGTTAGACATGCTGATTTTACAAGAGTACCACGGTGAATATGAACCTCCCGTAACTCAAGGAGTAGGATCACTTAGTGAAACGGCCCGTCGTATGAACGAGGGCGGCGAGGCTAATATAAACTATTCTTTAGGGGATATTGAGTACCGCGTTGATTTAGAGCCGCACATGGACCCGTTGGCGGAGATGGGTTTCGACGTTAATAAAATTGATTACGACATGATGTATGATCGCTCAAATGATAGGTCGCAGGGTTCTCATTTTAACCCTAACAATGATAGGATACTAATTAGTCCGGAAGATTATTCTTCAAAAGGAGTTGCGGCCCATGAAATGCGGCATCGTGGTTTAGAAAGGCTTTTTCGTATTGTAGAACAGGGGTATCCTACCGCGAAAAAGTTAGGCTTATCTAAAGAAGATTATTTAAAAATTCTTAGACTGTATAAGTTAGAGCAACAGCAAGACCGTCAGCGTCGTGTAAACGATCCTGATTTTGACTATTCCGATTACGCGCATGAGAAAATTGCGGAGGGTTTTGAAAAGGATGAAACAATCATCCGTGGTGCGAAGTATTTTTTAAACAATCCTAATGCGCCTGTTTTTACTTTTGACCGCAAAGAGCGTCGTCCAACAACGCCCGCGGAACGTTTGGCTTTAATGCAGGATTTAGTGCGAGAAAACGCCATGTCTGGGGGACAAGCTTTTGGTCCGGATTTAGCAATTCAGAAATCAATTACTTCGCCAACTTCTATGGAAGCTTTTAGGGAAACAGGGGGCCGTGCGGAAATAGATCGATATTTAGACGAAGGTCCGCAAAACACACCTGAAAACATTGTTGAATTTGCCGAGCAGGCTTTGGCGGCACAAAGGTATGCTGACATAATCAACGAAAGAAATAAAACTATTATGCGAAATTCTTCCGAATATGCGATGGGCGGCGAGGTATCCGGCCCGCCTCCGGATCGCGGTCCAACGCCACAGGGAATAGGATCACTTAGTGAAACAGCCCGTCGTATGAACGAGGGCGGGCCGTCCTCTATTGATGATGAAATAAACGCAATCGTGCCCTCTGTAATAATGGCAGAAAGCAGTAACGATCCAAAGGCAGTCAGTGAAGACGGAGCCATTGGGTTGATGCAGGTTTTGCCGTCCACGGCCATGAAACCGGGTTACGGGCTTCCAACCATCTTTGAGCTTGCTCGCGAACAAGGCTTTGTCGTAGACGAAGAAACCCCTGAGACAGCAACACAACTATTGTTCATGCCCGATCTAAACGTAGAGTTTGGCTCGCGGTATCTTAAAGCCATGCGCAACGAATACGATACGATGGAAGATGCGCTCCGCGCCTACAACGCTGGGCCCGGAAACTTTAACGATTACTTGGCTAAGGGTCGTGACTTGAGCGCATTGGACGATGAGGCCGTACAGTATCCGTTGCGGGTCGCCGCGGCAGGACAGGGAATAAACCCCAACGAGCCTGCGCAATACGAAGCGTTTACAGACTCTCCCGAAGCGTTTTCTACCTTTATGAACATGGCTTCAGAAGAGCGTCCGCCTGCTCCGCGCCCTCGTGCTAGACCTTCTGTCACGTATGACGGCCCACGGCCCATGCAGCGTCCAACGTTACCGCAGGAAATAATTGGGCAACCGCTTGCAGACTTAGCCCCGCCTCAAAACCTGCAACAAAAATATTCTCTGGAAGGGATTGAACAGATGCTTACTGGAACCAACTCCGAGCTTCTTCTCCCAAGACAGTTTCAGCAAGGTTCACCTTATTCTTCAATGCGGTAAGGATCTTTTCGTCTAGCGTATCCGGCGACACCATATCAATATAGGTGACAGTGTTCTTCTGGCCAATTCGGTGCGCCCTGTCCTCTGATTGCAGGCGTATCTCCAAATCGTAGCTATTGCTGAAGTAAATCACCGTCGTTGCGGCGGTCAGGGTAATCCCATAACCGCCCGTCTTTGGTTGGCCCACAAAAAACCGCAGGCGGTCCTCTGGATCTTGAAAGCGCTCAACGATTTGTTGGCGCTCTTCTTGGGGCGTCTCCCCGTAATAAAGTGCGACTGCTTCGGGCCCAAAGCAGTCGCGCAGGGCAGAATGTATCCGTTGAATATCGTGGGTGTACGATGCCCAAATTATACATTTTCCCTGAAGCTCTTCCGTAATGCTCATTAGCTCGTCCAGACGGTTACTGTCCAAGCTTCTGGTTTCTCCTATGTCAGGAGTAAAATGACCGCAGCATATTTGCTGCAAGCGCATAATCTGTGTCAGGACACTGGTAGTCGTGGCTAACTCTCCGTTGTCCAGTTGGGCCAAGGCCATGTCTTTCATCTGGTTATACAGCTTTCCCTGTTCCGCCGTGAGAGGCACGTAGCGCTTCGTGTAAAGCTTTTCGGGTAGGTCTAGGCATTCTGACTTCAATATGCGCGTACTGAAGCCTGTCAGGCGCTCGTTAAGCTCTTCTAAGCGTCTATACCCCACAATCTCTTGGAACGAGCGGTGACCCATCGTCTGTTGGCGTACTACAGCATACCTGTTCTGGAAAGCAAAGTAACTATTATAGCCCAAGGCCATTGGGGCCAAGAACGAGCACTGACTGAACAAATCCATAGGGCTCTTTGTAATGGGGGATCCCGTCAGGATGCGGCGGTACTTGGCAAACTTTTGCAGAACTTGGAGGTTTTTTGTACGCGCTGCCTTACGGTTTTTAATCGTAGTGCTTTCATCCACAATCATCATGTTGTTTGGGTTCTGGACAAGAAATCGTCCCGCAGTCTTTGCGCCCCGCTGCGTAGAAAAGGCTTCGACATTCATTACAAATATCTTCAGACCATCAAAGTCCTCCATGATAAACTCTTCTAGCATAGCCATGTAAGTTTTGGTTGTCTTTGGATCCCAACGCACGATGCTGCGCGTAATGCTCTCCGGTAAGTGCGCAGGAAACTCACCCTTCACCCAGTTATCGTACACGCCCTTTGGAGCTATGACCAAAGCCGCATCCAGTTCGCCCTGCTCATAAAGAAGTCCAATGTTATCAATGGCTACCTTGGATTTACCTGTACCCATTTCCATAAACAAAGCATAATACTCCGCAGCCCACGATTCGTTGAGCGCATCCGCTTGGTGTTTAAAAGGTTTTGTTTTAAAGTTGTAGTTCTGCATCTTTTTCTCCTTGACTATGGGATAAGATACAACTATATGGGAATATGTCAAGGCTCGTAAAAGGAGTCTTTAACCACGAAAAACGGAAAATGAAAAATGAATGATATATCGGAACTAATGGAAGCGGACTTTGAGTCCAATTTCGCAAATCCTCTTGAAAAAACCAATAACTCAGCTTTGTCCACAGTGTCAAAGTTGGCTCGTGCTATCAAGGCCAAAGAGCAGGAAGTCCAGTCTCTGGATGACCAGCTTAAACTTGCCAAAAAAGAATTGCTCAAGTTGACAGATGAAGAATTGCCTGCCTCTATGGCAGAGGTGGGTCTTGCATCATTTACCTTGGACGATGGTTCGGAAGTAAACATCAAGCCAACGTATGGTGCTTCGATTTTAGTAAAGAACCGTGAAGCCGCTTATGAGTGGCTACGCGACAATGGCTATGACGATATTATCAAGAACACAGTTTCTTGTAGTTTCGGCAGAGGCGAAGACGACAAGGCTTCGGCCTTTAAGGCTTTCGCTTCGAAAGAAGGTTATTTGGCTGAACAAGCTACGGGTATTCATTCTTCAACCCTTCGGGCGTTTGTCAAAGAACGTGTTGAAAACGGAGATGAATTTCCAATGGATTTATTTGGGGCGTATGTAGCACAACGCGCTGTTATTAAGAGAGGAAAAGCCTAATGGGTAAAGTTGCTAAGAAACAAGAAACAAATGTTGTAGAGTTTGATATCTCTATGATGGAAGCCGACGCAAGCGTTGGTGTTTCAAACATGGGCCAAGACGATCTGGCCCTGCCATTCCTTAAAATCTTGTCAGGGTTAGACCCCTTGCTTGATGAGTTGGATGAAGCCAAGCGCGGTGATCTATACAACACCGTCAGCGGTCAAATCTACAAAGGAAAAGAAGGCGTCATGCTGATCCCTTGTGCATACCAACGTCGGTTTATCCAGTGGGCTCCAAGGGGCGCAGGAACGGGGGCACCAATCGCTATCTTTGATACGGCGCAGGATTGCCCAAAGACAGAGCGCAGCAAAGACGACAACAAAGATTACGTTGTCGGCGGAGATGGCTCGTACATTGAAGAAACCCATCAGCATTTTGTAATACTGGTGGGCGCAGATGGTTCGGCGGAAACGGCTCTGATCGCCATGAAGTCAACCATGCTCAAGAAAAGCCGCAAGTGGAACAGCATGATTGCGTCCGCCACGGTTCAAGGCAAGAACGGTCCATTCACTCCACCGCGCTTTGGTTTTATTTATCGCGCAAAAACAGTGATGGAAGAAAACAGCAAAGGTAGTTGGCACAACTGGGAAATCTCGCGAGAGAAACAGGTGGACGATGCCGCGCTGTATGTTCGGGCAAAAGACTTCTCTACAACCATCGACACAGGTGATGTTGTGGTCAAGCACCAGAACGAAGAGGCGCAGAACAAGTCGGACGACGTTCCATTTTAATGCAACGGGCGGCGCAAGCCGCCCACCTTTTCTGAGGTATCAATGTCTGTCCAACAATTCTCAGCCATCTTTGATGGCCTGCAAGAGGCATACGGCACTTATCGCGTAGATAAAAAGCAGGCTAACGGGAAAAATACTGGCAAAGCACAAATCATTCGGGAGCCACGCTCCGCGAAGCTATGGCGGGAGCATCTTTCTGGTAAAGGTGCCTCAATGGGTATCATCCCCATTAACGCCGAAAACAAATGCAAGTGGGGGTGCGTAGACGTAGACCAATATCCCCTTGATCATAAATTACTGGTAGAAAAGATCCGCAGGCTCAAGCTGCCTTTGGTGGTATGCCGCTCCAAATCAGGCGGGGCTCACTGCTTTCTGTTCTCTATCGAATGGGTCGAAGCTTCTGACATGCAGAAGGCCCTGCAAAATATTGCCGCGGCCCTTGGCTATGGCGGTAGTGAAATCTTCCCAAAGCAAGTCAAGCTGCACCTTGACCGTGGAGATGTAGGTAACTTTCTTAACCTACCGTATTACGACGCAGAAGAGGGGCTACGCTACGCTATCTTAGATGACGGCACCTCTGGTACTCTGGAAGAGTTTTTGGCGCTGTACGAGGCGCATAAGCAAACACCGGAACAGATCGTCAATCTGCAAGTAACCCAAGAAAACGATAGCGAGGCCTTTGCCAACGGTCCGCCGTGCCTAAAAGCTTTAGCGCGTATCAAAATATCAGAGGGTGGGCGCAACAACGGCCTGTTCAACGTTGGTGTATATCTGCGTAAAGCGCACCCCGACACGTGGGAGACAGAAATCCTGCGCTATAACAACGATTACTTTGAACCGCCCCTGCCTCTTAACGAGGTCAACGTGGTCGCAAAGCAAGTGCAGCGTAAAGAATATGCTTACAAGTGTAACGATGCGCCCATCAATGCTTACTGCAACAAGGATCTATGCCGTACCCAACGGTTTGGTATCGGAGCCGCAGCGTCAGGGGTGCCCGTAGCAAACCTGCGCAAGTACAACTCCACGCCGCCTGTGTGGTTCTTGGACGTCAACGGTGAACCCTTAGAGCTAGACACCGATGGTCTAATGAACCAACCCTCGTTCCAACGGGCCTGCATGGAGCAACTTAATCTCATGCCGCACACTGTAGCCAAGCCGCAGTGGGAAGGGCGCATAAGTTCCTTGCTAAGAGAAATGGCAGAGAATGACAGTGCTATCGTAGAGGTCGCTCAAGATGCCAGTATCAACGGGCAGTTCTACGATTATCTGGAAGAGTTCTGTGTCTTACTGCAAACCGCGCAGGACAAGGAAGAAATCCTACTCCGCCGCCCGTGGACAGATGACGAAGAGCAAATGACTTACTTCCGTTTGAAAGACTTCGAAGCCTTTCTAAAAAAGAATAAGTTCTTTGAACTCAAGTCGCACAAGATTGCTCAACGCCTACGGGACATTAACGGCGAAAGCATGTTGCTTAAAATCAAAGGTCGCCCTGTCCGCGTATGGAAGATACCTGCCTATGACAACGGTGACGTCGAACTGGCTACTCCAATCTTTGCAGCGAAAGGGGAGGCACCTTTCTGATGTTTAGAATATTTGGACCGCCCGGAACGGGCAAGACTACCACTCTACTAAATATGGTAGACAAAGCTTTGGAAGCAGGCACCCCACCACAATCCATAGGGTTCTTGGCCTTTACCCGCAAAGCGGCAACAGAAGCAAAGGAACGCGCTGCGGCGCGTTTTCGTTTGGACCCACAAAAGGATCTGCAATACTTTCGCACCCTGCACAGCTTTGCACTCTCCCTGTCAGGAATCCGTCCAGAACAAATCATGCAACCTGAGAACTATAAAGAACTCAGCGAAGCAATGGGCATCAAACTGGAGACAGGTCGCGTCAATCAATTAGAAGAAGACGTCCAAGATGCCGTCAAAGCCAGTGACCCCATCCTTGGGCTCATCAACCTCGCGAGGCTGAAGAAGACTTCTTTGCGTAAGGAGTATAATCTTAGCAGCATTGAACACGATTGGAACACCGTCAACCATGTGGACCGCTCGCTGCGCTCCTACAAACACGAAAGCGGCCTTTATGACTTCACCGATATGCTGCAAGGTTTTATCGACAAGGGACACCAGTTCTGCCCGCGCTTTAACCTATGCTTTGTAGACGAAGCCCAAGACTTATCCCCCATGCAGTGGGACATTGCCCATCTGATAGAAGCCAAAACCAAGCAGATGTACTGCGCAGGAGACGATGACCAAGCCATCTACAAATGGGCAGGGGCCGACGTTGAACACTTCCTTGGTTTAGACGGCGGATCAGAAACGCTTAAACAATCCTACCGTATACCAGCAAGCGTTCACCGCGTGGCAGAAACAATCGCCCGCCGCATCCATCACCGTTACCCCAAGATATACAAACCACGCGAAGAAGAAGGCCAGTGCCGACGCGTGGCGCAAGTCGGGGAACTGGACATGAGCGAAGGCTCGTGGCTCATACTTGCACAAGCAGGATACCAACTACAGCCCGTGGCAACAGACCTGCGGTCCTTTGGTTATCTGTACGAATACCGCGGCTCACGGTCCATTGGTCAAAAACTAAGTGACGCCGTAAACGGGTGGACTGACCTACAACGCGGTAAGGAAATACCTATCGACACAGCCCGAAACATCTATAGCTTTATGTCTACAGGAAAACGCGTGGCACGGGGGTATAAGAAAATCAAAGGCGTTCCAGATGACGAACTGGTTAACATCGACGATCTGCAAATATCCCACGGCCTTATAGCCACAAAGGATATGATCTGGTCTGAAGCAATGGACCGCATTGCAGATAAAGACCGCGCCTACGTGACAGCATTGCTGCGCCGCGGAGAAAAGTTCAACGGCATTCCCCGCATTGTAGTGTCCACGATCCACGGTTCAAAAGGTGGAGAGGCGGACAACGTTGTATTGTTCACGGACCTGTCACCCGCTGCGGACAGTACCCTGCGAATTGCACCCGACGATGTTCATCGTGTTTTCTACGTCGGCGTGACGCGTACAAGAAAGAACTTGTATTTGGTGGAGCCTGAAGACGCGACAAGGAGTTATGATATATGAAAGTCTTCGAAGAAAAGTTGGGTCAGGCTATGGCCAAACTCGCTATCGTTGAAAATGCACGAGCCCGAAAAACTTGGGGAAACATGAACGCGTATAGCGCGGAGAAAAATCAAACAAACGGGTACAAAGGGGGCAGGCCAAAGTCGGATAAGTCTCTAAGACCGCTCAACCCCACCGCTCGCATGGTCGATAAGATGCTGAAAAATGGTTTGAATTGTGTTGAGATTGCGGATGTCTTAGACAAACACCCTGACACTGTGCGCGATATTAAAGCGCGATATGAATTACCAAGAGAAGAAAAAAATGAAACGTGATGAAATCCTTCAGACAGCGCAGGCCCTTATAAACGGAGAACGTGCATCCGAATACGGTGATGCAAAACAGAACTTCCAAGATATCGCAGACCTCTGGTCCGTCTTTCTAGGTCGCCCGACAACGCGGCAAGAGGTTGCGGTCTGCATGGTTTTGGTAAAATCCGCACGGCTTATGAAATCCAACAAAGAGGACTCATGGGTGGACATCTGTGGGTATGCCGCTTTAGGAGGAGAGCAATGAATTGCTGGCACTGCAAAGCAAAATTAATCTGGGGCGGAGATGATGATGCCGAGGATGAGCCTGAATATGACATGGTTACCAATCTCTCATGCTCTAACTGCGATACGTTTGTATTAGTTTATTATAAGGAACCAGAAGATGA